CTTAAGACCATCCCACAGTTCGGTTGCCTGGTTTTTGACATTTAACACGTACGTAAGTTCAATGCCAACAATTCCCTGAACAATTATCGACGAAGTTTTTGCGGCTTCATTCAACGTATTAAAGGCAATAACGCCCAGTTGACCCGCTGCTGTATTCGCATCTCCAATCATATTGATAAAGTCAACAACTTTTTGTGCGGTGGGGCTAAGATCAACTGGAACGGATACCATTCCCATTGTTCCTTGACCCGTTCCCCCACCGCCAGCTGCATTGTCAGCGGTATTTTGTTGTAAGACATTGATCTGGTCGAATGAGGCTAAGGCACCTTTAGCAGCTTTGGCAGCTTTATTGGTTTCTCCGGCAAGTCTACCCGTAGCAGTTGCGGCGGTATCTGCGCTCCCGGCTACATATTGCATAACCGTCTTTTGACCTGATAGGGAAGCTATAATCATAGCAACCGTATTTAGCATATTCACAAGCCATGCCACAACAGTCTTAATCCAGGGAAGAGCCGCGGAAATCAGAGGACTAAAGGCTGCAAAACATGCACCTTTGACATCCGCGAATAGTCGATTGATTTCTGCCAATTGCTGGCCATACTGACTGGCAGGATTGATGGCACGGGTCATGGCTTCGAATAACCTCGCACCGAATTGAATCACCCTGGCAATCATCTGAATGCTAATCAAGGCACCAATGGCTTTAACGGCTGCACCAATGCCCTTTAATCCATTATTAAAACCCTTTGGTTCTATTGACGAATCGATCCGTATGGTGCCGTCCACTCCCATGCTCATATTGCACCCTCTTTTTGTTTTTGATAATATTGTTTCAAGGACATTGATATTCTTTCCCTTGCATTGTCGGAAACTTTATGCCCAAGAGCGCTAATGTTTCCAATATGGGCTACTGATAATTTTCTCTTGGTTTCTTCTGGGAGCGGTTTTCCTGAAAATAATGCGGATAATTTTGCATAATGTTCATTGGAAAGTGTCAGATGCTTACTAGATGCCCTCATTTTTGTGCGGGTCTCGTCCGAAGCTATGTGCCCAATTTGTACCAGGCTTATTTTTGCTCTAGTTTCTTCTGATACTATTTTTCCCTTGTGAATAGCAGAAAATTTTGCTCTGGCTTCTGCGGATCGCATATATTTAACGGCATATGTATTTCCCATTTTTATCTTTGACATTTTCGCGCAGAATTCAGGTGTATGTTTTACACCAAGAGAATTCTTAGCAGTTGGAGAAATGTTATAGGATGGTTTCAAAGCGTCAATATGAAATTGCTCTCGCTCAATTAGTTGTTCTTTTTCGCAATATTCAATAACTGAGAACTTAAAACAGTCGGTGCCATACTTGTCCCATGCGCGTTGTAAATAAATAGAGTGATGTTTATTTTTATTCAAGTCATATTTGTGACCACTCCATCTATGGGGAATGTTTGCGGATGAGCCAACGTATCTATGCCCGTTGACAGTATTTACAATTTCATAAACGCCACCCGCCATTATTTCACCTTCCCAATCGATTGCATGAAGATACGTTCCTTTTCTTTTTCTTCCAACGTCCTATCATCCGGCTCTGGAATTTCAATAATGTCTTCCGTGTCTCTTGCTTCTTCCCGTTCCTCTTTGGTTGCCTTTCCCGTCTTCAATCGTTTGCGAAGTCCTACCAGTTGGCAGAATGTCGTATCGCCACCCAAGTCTGAGAATAAGGCTAGGAATTTCCACCAATGCAATTTAGCCGTTTCAAGATCGATTCGATGAGTCTGTTGAAACGCAGCAAAAATAAGATCCGCATCCTTTGAAAACGAGTAAAGCCGAAGGGGTTCATCTGTTGGTTCATCTGTCTTTCCACCACTCAGGAACTTACCGCCCTGTTCCAATGCCCCTTGAACATTCTCCGGTACTTCAGGATAGAGATTGCCAAGTAATATCATCTGTTTTTCGTTGAAAGTTAATTCGTCATCTTCGAAGGCAAGCATGACGCGAATGGCATTGCGAAAGTCGGTATTTATTTTGTAAGCAACCCCGTCAACTTCTACGGCTGTTGGCAGGGTTTCAGTGAGGATGTTCACTGTTGCATTACGGCTTTATGGCGTTTCCGTGGAGCGTATTTCTTGACCTTTTCAGCACGGGCAGTCTGGATATAGGGCATGATGCCATTAAAGAATTGAGAGAACATATCCAGATTGAGCGCAATGCCGAATGCCTTTTGGGATGTACCCGCGCCCATGAGTTCATCTATCTTCCCGCGCATATATTGGCAGGCATCACGGAGCAAGGCTAGATTATCTGGAATATTCTTAGGCAACCCCATTTCATCGAGTTCTTTGTTGGCATCAATGACTTCCGCCCGCTTTTGATATTCCAATCGTTTAACTTCAAAATCCTTCATCAAGGCATAGAACTTTTCAGCGAACAGGAGGTCGCTAGGATTAAATTCAATCACATTGTCGGGGTCATCGTTTATCATCAAGCGTTTAATGCCAACATTGATCTCAAGGTTGTCCATATTCACCTTTCAATAAAACTATTCAGTTGTTTACGCGGGAGTATAGGTCACGAAGAGGTAATAAAGGGCAACGTCAGCCGTATGCGTGACCGTAATAATCACAACGTTTTCACCTGACACCCAAGATGCGGCGGCACCATTGACAACGGGGGTTCCGTCATTGAGGTCAATGGCAATCGTAGTACCTGCCACATCTTCGGCTACACAAGTAATGGTGTTTGTAGCATCGTCTGTGGCAGCTTCATACCAAATTCGCTTATTCTTGAACTGAGGAACAAGGTCAATCGACGCAACAACAATGGATGACAAGAGAGCGGTTGCATCTGTTTCTACGAAGGCAAGTCCAACGGGGTCGAATGTTCCAACTTCAGGATCGCCAAGGAAGTTGATTGTATAGTTCAACTTGACGGCTTTTCCACCTTCACCGCCGAACTTATCTATCTGGATGGACACGTTCTGCTTTTCAGCCAGGTACAATCCCGCGGCATCCGGCTTGTATAGCCAGACGTTCACAATTTCAGTTTCCGCGCTTGCCAAAACAGCCCGCGTTTTTCTAAATGCGTCCAGGTATTCAAACGCGGCTTCGGCATTGGTGACACTACCCTCAATGGGAAGGTTAGGGGCATAGGAATCCACGGAAATACTTGCACTATCCTCATGGATATAAGTTTCTTCCGTTGTCTTGGGATTCATCCCAATTTTTGCAGAGGTTACGCCGGGGTTGATAAGCACCCAGGTTGCCGCAATGGAGGGGGTTGTATTTATAAATGTTTTCCATAAACTACGTTTAATTTTAGTCGCCATAATTACTCCTTAAGTTTTCGTGAATACTTTGGTGCCGGAATTGAATGTGCCGGGTACAGGCGTACCAACAAAGTTGATAGTGTAATTTAGTTTGATGGGAACTCCACCCTCGTTGCCTATGTCATCAACTGCAATGGAAACCTTTTGATTTTCAGCCGGATAAGCGGCGGTTCCACCATTCTCATACATCCAGACATTGACAATATCGGTTTCAGCTTCCCCCAGGATTGCCCGGTCAAGACGAAGTTGGTCGATGAATTCAAAGACAGCATCCCCGTCCATGGCAGTCTGTTCGACTTTCATAGTTGGGGCATAACTATCCACCGTAATAGTTGCACTATCTTCGGCTACATAGGTTTCCTCTGTATTCTTGGGGTTATAGTCAATATCCCCAGTTACTACACCATCCCCGATCAACGCATAATCAGTCCCCGTGGTGGGTGATTTCAGGACACACGGACTTGCCGGGATGACATTTAGAAATGTCTGGACTTGACTTCTCTTTACTTTTGCCATTTTATTTTCTCCTTACGCTAGTTGTGAATATGAAAGTTTGCACTGTATTTGATAAATTCCTGTTTCGGATTGACCCTGCTCGTAGAGATAAGCCCAACCTAAAGCCTCGATTGCCGTGGCTGTCTTGGTGGGAGTTCCGGTAAAAGTTGGCAGGGTTCCCGCTAACGTTTGTGATTCAAGCCAATCTGCAAAGGTCTCAAAGAATCCATTGCTCTCTAATCTTTCGGCTTCATCCGCTGTTGAAAACATGGCTTGAAATGCAAACGGATATTCCCGTTCTGAATCACCATTAAGATATGTTAAAACGATCCTGTTCCCTGGCAGGGGGACAATCTCATAGTTATTTGGTGTTGGGTGCAAGAAATCAACCCATAGGGGAGGACTGGAACCCAATCCCGCTGTCCAGGTTGCAATATAGGTTTTCAGGGATGAGATTATGCTCACTTATGCCCTCCCGCAATCCTTCTAGCCCCAGCAATAACTTGTGATCCCCAAATTGCCTTTCCACGTTCAAACCAGAAGGGACCGCGCAATAACCCCGTTTCACTCCCCGGCTTGCGTGGACTGTAGTATTGCCTGCGCGCGTATGGGGCAATCCATTCCACGGTTCCACTACCGACGTAAGTACCTAACAGACCCGACATCACAAGCATTCCTGTTCGAAGTGGCGTAAACGGCTCTGTCAATCTTAATATTTCCGAATCCATGTAGACCTGTGCGTCGCTATAGCGACGTTGCCATTTTGGTTGAAAGTCGGTATTCCACTTTAGTTCAGCCTTGCCAGTAGCAGTGACGAATACATAACCTCGTGGCGTGTTGATAATAGGTGGGGGCATCAGGAGCCACTAACTTTCCAGTGTTGAAGCGCGGTCGAACCCAGATCAAAGGTATCTACACTGCGAATAGTGATAACGTCATCGTATTTTGCTTTTAGGTCTGTCATGGTGAACGCGGCACTCGGAGGGCTTACAACAGCGGCATGG